GCCGTTCGGCCCGGAACATAGACCGCCGGGCGACTCTTCTTCCCTCCCCTCGCCGCCGCTCTTTTCTTCCGGTCAGTGCTTCCCGCTGGTGGTCTCCGTCCTTCTCCGTTTTTCTCCTGCTTCGTGTGTCCTGCTGGGGGCTTTGGCGTTCGTTTCTGTTCCGCTGGGTATGGTTGTATACGGGGGTATATTCTTCTTTATTCAACCGCGCCCGGAATAAACGCGCGCGCACGCGTGAGGGCTGGCGGCGGTCTTTCCCGCTTCTTTGCCCTCTGCGGGGCTGCTGGCGGCGTTTTTCTTTGGGGGTAGGTGTCGGGGCATTCCCTCAACGCCCGAAAAGCGTGGCGGGGCGTTTCTGTCCGTTTTCTATATTTCCGGTGGCATTGTCAAAAATCCGCACGTGCGCAAAAATAGCACCGCTGGGGCGGTTTTGGTACCGTCCTGGCGGTGCTGGTTTTGGCTTCTTCGGTTGTCTGCGTCTTGGGTCATGGGGTGACGATCTCGGCGGAGCTGGGGCTGCCGTGGAAGTCCCCGGCCCATGCTTGATATATTGCGCCGCGTTCGCCTGCTGCCGTTACCCATCCGCGCACGGTGGCGGCCATACGGCACGGGACGCGGGGCCAGCGGCGGCCCACGTCAAGCCAGATTTGCAGGCCGTCCGCTGCTGCGGCTCTGATCTCCGCGGCGGTGTATAGCTGCGCTTTGCCCTCTGGGGCGATGTTGTACAGGGTTTCCGGGCTGGTGGTGTTGTTGGTCGTCATGGCGTCTTGTCTCCTTCCTGCGCCCTGCTGGGCGCGTCCGTGGTTAGTCCTCTATGATCTCGCAGCAGATGCCGCCGGCCAGGCTCTGGCATACGATGCCCGCGCCGTATCGCCTTAAAAAGTCGTTCAGCTCGTCCCGGTCAAGGTGCCTTTCCCCTTGGTCGTCCTCGGTGTACCAGTGTTCCACGGCGGCGAAAACGTGGATTTCTTCCGGGTAGTATAGGCCGATATACTCGGCCAGCTCTTCCAGGTCGCGGAACTCCAAAAAGCGCCCCGCCTCCTGCTTCTGTTCCGTCCTGCTCATGCTTCCGCCCCCTCTCCCTGCTGCGCGTGGTAGCGGTCCCGCATGGCGTACAGGCGGCGGGAAATGGTGGACCGGTCAACCATCAGCGCGGCGGCTATCTCCGCCGTAGTGTACCCGCGGGCGGTCATGGTCAGCGCTACGCGGTCCACCTGATCCCGGGCGACGCTCTCCACGCTCTCGCGCAGGATCGCGGCGGCCTCCGGGCTGGGGGCTATCGCGTCGCAGTCCGTCCCGGCCTCGGTGTCGATCTGCCAGCGCTCGGCGCCGTCGTCGTCAATGGTGGCGGATATGGCGCGGGCGTGTCTCTGCTCGGCCCTGCTTATGCTGTGCGCGGCCTGGGCTGCTGCCCGGTACAGGATCACCGCAAGCGGCGCGGGCGCGTCCTGGGCCTCGTTACGATCCAGCGCGGCGCCCATCCGAGTCCAGGCGTCGGCGGCTACGGTCTGCGCGTCGTCCTCGGTCTCGATCCACGCGGCGCCGGTCTGGTTCCGTGCTTCTGCCTTCCGGCGCACGGTCCAGGCCATCGCCACAAGTGCGTTATACTGTTGTTCCCCGCTCATGCTCTCCCACTCGGCGCGGGCGGTCTTGGTGTTCTCGTTCATTGTCTGTTGCCCTCCTTGTAAATAATAGTTATGGAGCGGGGCTGATACGCTCAACCCCTCCGGAAGCGTCAGGCGGTGTTAAAAGCTGGGCTGTAGCCGGATTTCCCACGTTCCGCAGATGTCGCCCGCGGCGTTCTTCCGGGCCTTCTTCAATGCCTTGTCAATCGCCGCCGCCTTGCTGGGTGCGCTCACGGTAAACGCCTGGTGCTTGCCGCCATTGTCCACGCAGTGAAAAGAGAATTTGTAATTTGTCATCGTCTGTCAACCTCCAAAAAAATATTTATTGAATGTTTCTACTTGATATTATAAAGGAGTTACTTTCAATTTGCAACTGTCACTTTCAACAAATTATTTCAATCGGAAATGTGCAACTTGACAAATTAAACAAATCGTTGTAAGCTATGCACAAAAAGCGGCTTTGCTGGTAGACTATAAGCAGGCCGCCCGGAAAGAGGTGATACAAAATGCAGGTTTCTAAACTCGTGCGGCGTCTCCTGCTGGAGTACAATATCAGCGGAAGCGAATTAGCGCGGCGCATGGGCACCACCCCGCAGAACATCAACCAAAAAATCAACAATGACAATTGGTATGTTTCATCCCTGGCCGCCATTGCCGCCGCCCTGGGCTGTGGCTTCTCGGTGTCCTTCCACCTGCCGGACGGCCAGACGATGACCGCGGAACAGCCCGCCACGGCGGAACAGTCGGAGCAGAACACCCCCACCACCTGAACAGCAGCCCCGGAAAAATGCGGGGCAAAACACGAACAGCGCCCCCGGAGATTTTCCGGGAGCGCTTTTTTCATGCCCGAACAGGGCGGAAAGGAAAACACCATGGAAATTTTCGTCTACATCGTCACCGCCACCGGCGCCGCCACCCTGGCGGCGCTTTTTGTTCGCCTGCTGGACCGGATCGACCAGCCCCGCAAACGCTGAACAGCCGCCGCGCCGCCTCTGGGGAGTTGGGCGCACCAGCTCCACCCCATCGAGAAAAGTAAGTTCGTTCCCTTGACACGGGGAACAGACTACACAACAGGAGGAACACAAAATGAACACCAACAAAACCGAATCCATCCGCTTTTTCTGGAACGGGATCAAGGTAAACGGCGGAAAGCTGATCCGCTGTTTCTACTTTACCGACAGCAAAAGCGACAGCGTGACCATCAGCGCCCGCGATTATGACCACCTCCCCCGCGACCTGTTCACCGTCAAGAATGACACAGACCTTTACACGGACTATTTCGACAGCGACAGCGCCACCTTGACCCCGGCGCACCCCCTCTACAAGTACGCCCGCGCCGCCGCGCTCAAATCTGCTATGCGCGGCGAGCCTGAGTATATCGCCAAACTGGAACAGGACGAGCAGGACGCCCAGCAGCCGGGCCGCTACCACTGGCGCAAGCCGGAGGACATCCGCGCCGAGATCGACCGGCGGCAGGCACAGCTTGACCGCAACGCCGCCGAGCTGGCCACCCTGCCCAAAGGCCACCCAACCGCCGCCGACGTGGAAGCCGTCCACGAGAAGAACACCGCCGCCGAGTCGGCGCGGCTGGCGCGTGAACACGCCGCCGAGCTGGAACGCAGGGAAAAGGCCATCCGCACCCGCAACGAAAACCGCGCTTTCATCGAACAGACCGCCGCCGCACACCCCATCAAGGACGGCGCCCCGGTCGTCACCGTGGAATGGAGCGAAAACGGCGCTTTTGATGACGGTATGAAATTTTCCGTTGCCGCCGCCGAGATCATTTTCAAGACCCTTGACGAGAAAATCTACAACGACAAGGAACGCGGCTATGACAAAACCAGCTTTTCCATCACCTACACCAACGCCGACGGCGAGCAGGACACATATAAAGGCCGCTATGACCTGGGCGACAACGACGGCGGACTCATCGCCCACATTCGCAGTTTCGGCGCGTTCCTGCGCGACAAGGGCAACTTTGGCAACGGCAAGCCCACCGACGAGGACAAGGAGACCGGCGCGGCCATCGTCGCCGTGGCCGACCTGCTGGAACAGTACACCGAGGGCGGGCGCGTGGTCTCCGTCATGCCCGCGCCCTGGCTGGAGGAATACCAGCGCCGCAAGACTGAACAGGCGCAGCAGGAGCAGGAACAGGCCCGCCAGGACTTCGCCGACATTCTGGAATCGGTGCAAATGCTCACGGATGAACAGATTGAACGTGCTGTTTTCGCCATCAGCCCCACCGACGCGGAAAAGTTGGATGTCGCCCAGTTTTTCCTTCAGGAACTGCGCCGCCGCGACGAGGCAAACGCCCTGGCGGT